TTATAACGTCACTCCGCCTTTTAGAGGATTCAGCGCGACGGCATTTTGCAGGTAGTCAGGCGCAAGGTGCGCATAGGCCATCGTCTGCTGAATGCTCGCATGTCCCAGAATCTGTTGCAGTGCGATTATATTGCCCCCATTCATCATGAAATGGCTTGCGAATGTATGCCGCAGGATGTGGGTTGCCTGATTGGGTGGTATATCTGGCTTCACTCTGCGTAAAATCCCGCAAAACTTCTCATAATCAACTTTGAATAATTTAGCGCTGGCCTCCTCTTTAACTTTTTTCTCCAGTTCCTCAGAAATCGGCACGGTTCGCTTTTTACCGTTTTTGGTTTTCAGGAAGGTAACCCTGCAATTTGTAATCTGTGCTGGTTTTAGCGTGGCAACTTCCGTCCATCTTCCTCCAGTGCTCAGACATAAAAGTGCGACAAGTAAGTCATCACCATCCAAAACATTTAACAGTTTTTCGATTTCTGCTTTTTCCAGGAACGTCATTTCAGGGTTGGCCTCCGCCAGTGGCGGCAGTCCGTGAATTGGGTGTTGCCCGGAAAATTCATCCAATTGAATTAATTTTGTGAACATGCCGGATAATCGGTACATGTCACGGTTTATCGTTGCGGCACTGATACCATCACGTAGTCGCATGGAACGATAATCCATCAAAGCTCTTTTGCTCATCCGGCTCACTGGTATATCACCTATGCCGCTGATGGTTTTGAGCAGATGATTAAACTCTTTTGTTCCATGCTCGTGGTTTTGCCCGTGATATTTCCACCAGATGTTCAGCAACTCACTCAAAGTTCTGCGATCTGCTCGCTGACCTGCCCATTCTTTCTGGCTGGCGTAGGCGATTGTGTATCGCTCAAATGCTACAGCTTCAGCTTTTCTTTCAAATTTCCTGCGGATGCGTTTTCCGTCGCGACCGCGAGGTCTAATGTCCACTTCATAGCGTCCATCATCGAGCTTCTTAATTGACATAAGAAAGCCCTCTGACGCTGTATTCACCATCTTGGTAACAAATGGTGAAAATGTAATGTTTATAGAGTGTTAACCAGTCTGTTTTTCGGAGTGGTCTGATTCTGTTGGTTTTTGCCCAATGTGTGCGAGAGCCGGCGCGATCTGACCAGCTTGTGGTGACGTATCACCAGTCATTAACCAGAGCGTATATTTTTTAAATAAAGGCGTATTTGTGACTCGCATAACGATGCTGAGACCAGGGTCTTTATGCCCACTTTCGTAATTTTTGACTGTTCCTAGAGCTATCCCGCTAATTTCGCTGAATTTCGCCTGTGTTAAGCCTTCTGCTTTCCTAATCGCTTTCAGTTTTTCGAATGTCTGCATTTGACAGTAACCTATTGGTGACTTATATTCCCGTCAAAAGGTTGTGTATTGGTGACCTTTTGAGTGTGTTAGCCAGTCCCTAGAAAGGACAGGGGCGACCTAGAAGGGACTGGATCTAATAAGGGTAACACGAAAGCAAAAAGGGCTAATCAATGGAAGTCAATGACTATGTGATTCAGTACCCGATTGATGCGGTACATACGGTTAAGTTTGCAGAGTTACTTGGTAAGCCAGAAACGGCTGTAGTCAAGATGGTAAAAGAGAATAAATTGCCAGTTATTGAGCTTCGTGATCCAAGTAAGCCGAACGCTCGTGTCGGTGAGAAGTGGGTTTTCATTCCAGAGTTTAATCGCGCTGTACGAGAGGCGTTTTATAACCGACCAGTTGAACAGCGTGATGCATGGCTTTTGTGGATGGGGTTGTGATTATGAGTGAACCGCGTTGTATTGCTCAGTTACTGCGTAACGAAAGCCCCAGGGCGATTGACTTCACCATCACCCACGGTAAGGGGCGTAAGGGAATCATTATCCGCACCAAAAAACAGAGTCCGTTAAAAAAGGCTCTGACCTTTCTGAAAAGCCGGAGGGTATGGAAATGACAGTGATGACGCTTAATCTCGTTGAAAAACAGCCAGCAGCTATGCGCCGGATAATTGGCAAGCATCTTGCCGTCCCTCGCTGGCAGGATACATGTGATTATTATAATCAGATGATGGAGCGCGAACGGCTAACGGTTTGCTTTCATGCACAGTTAAAACAGCGTCACGCAACGATGCGTTTTGAAGAAATGAACGACGTCGAACGTGAACGACTGGTTTGTGCAATTGATGAATTGCGTGGCGCATTCTCAAAACGCCGTCAGGTTGGCGCAAGTGAGTATGCATATATTAGTTTTTTAACAGTCAGTCAGCGTCGCACTTTATTTATGCACGCACGACTGACTGAAAAAGAATTCAACCAGCCATACTGGCGAATTAATGAAGAATCATGTTACTGGCGTGATGCTTTGTTCCGTGCATTACGTGAATTATTCAGCCTGTTTGAGTATGCACCGACAATTCTGACGTCGGTAAAACCAGAGCAATATCTGCATTAAATAATTAACCAGAGTTTTTAACGCACTTAATCGTGCGGGGCTTCTTTTTGCCTGGAGAAAGTCATGCATACAGTTTCTGAAAATCAGTGCGGTATATACGCATTACTGCTGCAACAGGCCAGAACCGAAGCACAGGCCGACGCTGCGACGCGCTTTTCTTCTCATCTTGACGCCATGATTCGCCACATCACAAAGGCGGAGTTATCCCGCGTGGAGATAGTCGAGCTGCTCAGTCAGGAGTCGGAAAAATTTCACAATATCGGATTGTCTCGCGGGGAGGTGCTTTGATGTCCTGTTCTCGTTCAGTTGTATTACTGAATAACGCCCTAAAAATCGCCGTTATGAAAAATGGCGATTTGTCTCTTATTCAACTTGGTCTTGATAAAGAAAAACGCGAAATAACTGAGTCTGTTATCGCGATTTATCAGAACGAATTAAATCTCCTGTCTGATGTGGTCAATTTACTTGTTAAACGCGCTGTATTTCACAAGCAAATCTCCTCCGTGGATGAACTGACGAAATTAACGACAGAAATTGCCAGCTATTGCGCTGATGAATTTAAAAACCTTAACGACAAAAGGAACTGGTAATGCCGGACAACGTAGATTTTATTCAGGAACAACAGGCTGAATTACTGGAGCGCCAGATTAACGCGGCAAGGGTAAAACATTGCGGTGCTTCTGCGCTGGTTTGCGAAGAGTGTGACGCGCCAATACCTGCTGCCCGTCGTGCGGCTTATCCGTCAGCCACGCGTTGTGTTTCCTGTCAGTCAGTCTTTGAAGCAAAAAACAAACATTACCGGAGAATGGCATGAGTATTCGTATCGAAATTGGCGAACGTTATGTCGTTACCAGTGACAGCTTTCAGTTTATTCTCCACGAGAAAAAGAGAGCGGAAAGCGGTAAAAACGCCGGTCAGGAATGGCTGTCGGTGGTTGGTTATTACCCGAAATTAAGCCAGCTCGTTTCCGGCCTGATGCATCACGATATTCTGACCGGAAGCGCAAAGTCTTTTGCTGATTTAAACGCGCAGGTTGAGCAACTCAGCAAGCGTTGTTCAGAGGCTTTTGGCTCATATGGCCGTTAAAGCCTCCGGGCGTTTTGTCCCTCCGTCAGCATTTGCCGCAGGCACCGGTAAGGCGTTTACCGGTGCTTATGCATGGAACGCGCCACGCGAGGCCGTCGGGCGCGAAAGACCCCTTACACGTGACGAGATGCGTCAGGTGCAAGGTGTTTTATCCACGATTAACCGCCTGCCTTACTTTTTGCGCTCGCTGTTTACTTCACGCTATGACTACATCCGGCGCAATAAAAGCCCGGTGCACGGGTTTTATTTTCTCACATCCACTTTTCAGCGTCGTTTATGGCCGCGCATTGAGCGTGTGAATCAGCGCCATGAAATGAACACCGACGCGTCGTTGCTGTTTCTGGCAGAGCGTGACCATTATGCGCGTCTGCCGGGGATGAATGACAAGGAGCTGAAAAAGTTTGCCGCCCGTATCTCATCGCAGCTTTTCATGATGTATGAGGAACTCTGCGATGCCTGGGTGGATGCGCATGGCGAAAAAGAATCGCTGTTTACGGATGAGGCGCAGGATCATCTGTATGGTCATGTTGCTGGCGCTGCACGTGCTTTCAATATTTCCCCGCTCTACTGGAAAAAATACCGTAAAGGACAGATAACCACGAGGCAGGCATATTCTGCCATTGCCCGTCTGTTTAACGATGAGTGGTGGACTCATCAGCTTAAAGGCCAGCGTATGCGCTGGCATGAGGCGTTACTGATTGCTGTCGGGGAGGTCAATAAAGACCGTTCTCCTTATGCCAGTAAATATGCCATTCGTGATGTGCGTGCACGCCGCCAGGCAAATCTGGAATTTCTTAAATCGTGTGACCTTGAAAACAGGGAAACCGGCGAGCGCATCGACCTTATCAGTAAGGTGATGGGCAGTATTTCTAATCCTGAAATTCGCCGGATGGAGCTGATGAACACCATTGCCGGTATTGAGCGTTACGCCGCTGCAGAGGGTGATGTGGGGATGTTTATCACGCTGACCGCGCCGTCAAAGTATCACCCGACACGTCAGGTCGGAAAAGGCGAAAGTAAAACCGTGCAGCTTAATCACGGCTGGAACGATGAGGCATTTAATCCAAAGGATGCGCAGCGTTATCTCTGCCGTATCTGGAGCCTGATGCGCACGGCATTCAAGGATAATGATTTACAGGTCTACGGTTTGCGAGTCGTCGAGCCACACCATGACGGAACGCCGCACTGGCATATGATGCTTTTTTGTAATCCACGCCAGCGTAACCAGATTATCGAAATCATGCGTCGCTATGCGCTCAAAGAGGATGGTGACGAAAGAGGAGCCGCGCGAAACCGTTTTCAGGCAAAACACCTTAACCGGGGCGGTGCTGCGGGATATATCGCGAAATACATTTCAAAAAACATCGACGGCTATGCACTGGATGGTCAGCTCGATAACGACACCGGCAGGCCGCTGAAAGACACTGCAGCGGCTGTTACCGCATGGGCGTCAACGTGGCGCATCCCGCAATTTAAAACGGTTGGCCTGCCGACAATGGGGGCTTACCGTGAACTACGCAAATTGCCGCGCGGCGTCAGCATTGCTGATGAGTTTGACGAGCGCGTCGAGGCTGCACGCGCCGCCGCAGACAGTGGTGATTTTGCGTTGTATATCAGCGCGCAGGGTGGGGCAAATGTCCCGCGCGATTGTCAGACTGTCAGAGTCGCCCGTAGCCCGTCGGATGAAGTTAACGAGTACGAGGAAGAAGTCGAGAGAGTGGTCGGCATTTACGCGCCGCATCTCGGCGCGCGTCATATTCATATCACCAGAACGACGGACTGGCGCATTGTGCCGAAAGTTCCGGTCGTTGAGCCTTTGACTTTAAAAAGCGGCATCGCCGCGCCTCGGAGTCCTGTCAATAACTGTGGAAAGCTCACTGGTGGTGATGCTTCGTTACCGGCTCCCACACCTTCTGAGCACGCCGCAGCAGTGCTTAATCTGGTTGATAACGGTGTTATTGAATGGAATGACCCGGAGGTCGTGAGGGCGCTCAGGGGCGCATTAAAACACGACCTGAGAACGCCAAACCGTCAGCAAAGAAACGGAAGCCCGTTAAAACCACATGAAATTGCACCATCGGCCAGACTGACCCGGTCGGAAAGAATGCAAATTACCCGTATCCGCGTTGACCTTGCTCAGAATGGTATCAGGCCGCAGCGATGGGAGCTTGAGGCGCTGGCGCGTGGGGCAACCGTAAATTATGACGGGAAAAAATTCACGTATTCGGTCGCTGATGAGTGGCCGGGATTCTCAACAGTAATGGAGTGGACATGATGGCTAAAATTCACGAGGTAAAGCTGCACGCAAAATATTTCGACCTTGTGCTGGAAGGAAAGAAACGCGCAGAGTTTCGGAAAAATGACCGTAATTATGAGCGCGGGGACACGTTGATTTTGCATGAATGGGTGCAGGGTGTGTATACGGGGCGAAAGGTTGAAGCCCGGATAACAGATGTTACTGACCTGTCAGACTGGCTGGAAGATTATGTCTTGCTAAGTATTGAGCTGCTTAATACAGGCGCATATGAGATTGTGAACTGGAAAGAGCTTGGTGAGCGTGGTCTGGTATTCAGAATTAATCATGAAATTATGCATCAGCTCGGTCTTGCTGTTATGTATGAGTCAGTGACAGGGCTGTCTGGCGGGGCAGTGGTTGCTGCGGATGGGATGTGGAGCTATTCAGATGAACAGATTGAGCGTGCAAAGCAAAACGGGTGGCTTGGATAATGCACAGAATACCAGGCGAGATACCGCAACATAACACTAAAAATATCAAGCTGATGGCTATTGTTCACCGTCTACAGCAGATTATGGTCAACGAAAATCTGACGCCTGACGAGCTGGTCGGGTGTGCCGAAATAGTCCGGGATAATTACGGGCGGCTTAACGATATCGGTCAGTATAGAGTTGCATCGTCATCCGCAGATGGTCGAGAATCCCGTCAGCCGTGAATCTTTTGCTTTCAGGGCTGATGAGGTTGAGTAGCATTGGCTCTGGAAGTGAAATGAACATACACAAGAACTTACTCTTCAGAGCTAGAGTATGTATTAGAGAAATGGTGATTCCTCGTTCATGCATCGACAATCCGATATGTTTGGTGCTCTGCTCCTATCTGAGCTGTCTTTCACAAATATACTTTTGCTGCGACATGGAGAGTCATTTATACTCATCCAATATTTTTCAATGTTATATATTGGTTTAGGTTTGTTAAGGATTTTATGAAAGCGATAGATCTCTTCTGCGGCGCAGGTGGCCTGACAGTTGGTCTTAAGATGGCTGGCTTTGACGTTATATCAGCAGTCGAAAAGGAGCCTATTGTTTCTGAAACCTATATGCAGAATCATCCTGATGTATCATTGTATACGGGAGACATAAGGGAGTTGTCCCCCAAAAAAATCATGATTGAACTTGGTCTCCAGCAAGGGCAACTTGACTTGCTTGCAGGATGTCCTCCATGTCAGGGTTTTTCAAGCTTAAGAACGAGGAATAAATATTCTTCGGTTACCGATGAACGGAATGATTTAATATTTTCGTTTTTGGAATTTGTTAAATACTTTCTTCCTAAAGTAGTAATGTTGGAAAATGTGCCCGCATTAGCTAAAGATTATCGCATGAAAATTTTTTGCGATGAATTGAAACAGTTAGGGTATTTCATTGATTCAACCTCTGTTGCGATTGAAGATGCTTCTAACTATGGAGTGCCACAGAGACGGCGGCGTATGGTAATGTTGGCTTCAAGATTAGGAAATTTACCAAGAGCGGAAAAAAATAGCAAAAAAGTAACTGTTAAGGATGTAATTGGAGATTTACCATTACCTCAATATAGTGATGACTTTTTGCATAATATAAAAGAAAATCGCTCTGAAAAAGTCATGAATATAATAAAGCTAGTGCCAAAAGATGGTGGTAGTCGTTCTGACTTACCATATGAATACTGGCTACCGTGCCATAAAAAATATCCAAATGGATTTAGGGATGTTTATGGGCGCATGAAATGGGATGCTGTATCCCCAACAATAACAAGTGGTTGCACTAATCCATCTAAAGGACGATTCCTTCATCCTGTACAAGATAGAGCGATCACTTTGCGGGAGGCCGCTCTATTGCAAACTTTTCCGAAGGATTATTACTTTCCAATCAAGTATGGTAAAGATAGAGCAGCTCTTATGATTGGTAATGCGTTACCTCCAGAATTTATCAAGCGTCATGCAGAGGTAATAAAAAAACATCTTATTGAATTAGGATAAGCAAATGGAAAAATCTTTATTTTTAAGTTTCCACGGAAGAATAATTGATCATTTGGGCATACAAATGTATCAAAGTCCAACAGCTGCTATTGCTGAAATGGTTTCTAACTCCTGGGATGCTGATGCAACTGAGGTGAAAATTACTCTTCCTACGCATGACGATTTCTCAATTACGATTCAAGATAATGGTATCGGAATGACCCTAGAGGAATGTCAGAATAAGTTTCTGACAGTGGGGTATGATAAGCGTAAAAATAATGCAAAAACGCTTTCCCGTGATTTAAAACGTCCACTGATGGGAAGAAAAGGAATTGGAAAATTTGCTGGTTTTGGTATTGCATCAGTTATAACAGTAACAACTATTAGTAAGGATACTGGCGAGAAAACATCATTTGTACTAGATATTGACAAAATTCGTGATTCATCAAATGATGATTATATCAATACATCGAAACTTACCATCGATGTGATTGAGAGAGTTGAACCTAACAATGAATTAAAAAAAGCACATGGTACAACAATTAAGTTAACTTGTTTGAAAATTCAGCGCCTTATTTCAGCTGATTTTTTTGCAACATCTATGGCTCGCCGTTTCTCTGTAAATGCTGCCGCAGCAGATTTTTATGTGAGCATTGATGGGAAGTTAATCCCTACAGAAGACTTTCTTAGCAAGTCAGAAATGTCCTTTCCTAAGGACTACAAACAAGATGAAAAACCAAAAGGATTGACTGAGATTGATAAAGATGGATGGGGAACAGAAATGGTCGGTGACCATCAAATAAAATGGAGAGTTTTCTTCTTAAAAGAAACTATAAAGGAAGAGGAATTACAAGGTATTTCAATATTTTCTCATGGGAAATTAGCCCAAAGACCATTTATGTTTAATTTGGCAGGAGGGTTACCTAGCCAGAATGGGCCAGAATATATGACGGGTGCAGTATTAGCTGACTACCTTGATGAATTTGATGAGGATGTTATTTCAACTGAGCGACAACGGTTGAATTGGGGGCATCATCATTTAGCCACTCTTGAAGAGTGGGGGAAGGCTCGTATTCGCAATTTATTAAAAATATGGAAAGACCGGAGGGCTGAAGAAAAAACGAAACTGATAGAAGACAAAGTTTCTGACTTTAGTTCAAGAATTGAAAAACTCGCTCCAAGCGAGAAAAAAACCATTATGACAGCCCTTAAGAAGTTGGCTAGCATTAATCAAATAAATGCAAATCAATTCAAAGAGTTAGCCAATTCTGTTCTTACTGCATGGGAAGGAGGTCGGTTAAAGGAGTTAATCAGGCAAGTTGCAGAAGTACCCGATATGGATGGCGATAAATTGCTATCTATGCTTATCGAGGCTAATACAATACAAGCATTGCATACAGCTGAATCTGTAAAGGCAAAGCTGGACACAATAATAGGACTTGAGTCACGAATAAAAAATCGTGAATTAGAAAATGCAGTGCGAGATTATATTGCGAATAACCCATGGTTAATATCACCAAAGTGGGAAACCTTCGCTAAGGAGCGAAATGTCGGAGATTTGGCTGCTGAAGCAGCTAAAGATTCAGGCCTTGATAAGGATGAAGATTTTAATGGACGAGTTGATTTGGTTTTAGCGAGTGGTGAGCATTTGCTAATCCTTGAGTTTATGCGTCCAGGGTTAATGATTGATTTAGATCATTTAGTTAGGTTTGAGACATATGTAGACACATTTCGTGGCCATCTTGAAAGCTCTACGGGATCAAGATTTAATACTGCTACTGGTTATTTGGTTGCTGATAAAATAGCCAAGAAAAATCCTGCATTTTTAAAAAAGGTTAGAAAGCTTAAAGAGGATGGACTTGAAACTCTTACTTGGGGTGATCTGCTTGCTGAAGCTAAACGTCAATGGCAAGAATTCTTAGATCATCTAGTTGAACGTTCGCCTAACGATAAGCGAATTCATGCTTTAATTAATAGTAATACGATAAAAATTCCAGAGGGTGAGAAAGCTCAAGAGACAATGCAACAAGTGCATTAAGTTGCCTGCTATTGCATTAGAATTTTATCTAGGATGATGAAAAGGTGTGCCAGTAATGGCGCGCCCTTATGCTATCAATGCAACTGCATTAAAAACGACCCATAAAGCGGGCGGGCGAGGCGGGGAAAGCACTGCGCGCTGGCGGTGGTGCTGATTTTATTTTTTCAGCGTCTGAGCGCGTCGTGATGGCGTTTAGATTGTGTGCCGGGGCGTTGGTTTGTCTGCGGGCTGTTTTGCGCGGTGGTGAGTGTGTGAGGGCGTGATGACGGGGTGTAAAAAAGCCGCCCGCAGGCGGCGATGTTCAGCCGTTGTCAGTGTCCAGTGAGTAGTTTTTAAAGCGGATGACCTCCTGACCGAGCCAGCCGTTTATTTCCCGAATCCTGTCCTGTAGCGGGATAAGCTCATTGCGGACAAAGACCTTTGCCACTTTCTCAATATCACCCAGCGACCCGACGTTCTCCGGCTTGCCGCCCATCAACTGAAAGGGGATGCGGTGCGCGTCCAGCAGGTCAGCGGCGCTGGCTTTTTTGATATTAAAAAAATCGTCCTTCGTTGCCACTTCACTGAGCGGGATAATTTTAATGCCGTCGGCTTTCCCCTGTGGGGCATAGAGAAACAGATTTTTAAAGTTATTGCGGCCTTTCGACTTCACCATGTTTTCGCGAAGCATTTCGATATCGTTGCGATCCTGCACGGCATCGGTGACGTACATGATGTATCCGGCATGCGCGCCGTTTTCGTAATACTTGCGGCGGAACAGCGTGGCCGACTCATTCAGCCAGGCAGAGTTAAGGGCGCTGAGATATTCCGGCAGGCCGTACAGCTCCTGATTAATATCCGGCTCCAGCAGGTGAAACACGGAGCCGGGCGCGAAAGGTGTCGGCTCGTTGAAGGACGGCACCCACCAGTAAACATCCTCCTCCACCCCACGGCGGGTATATTTTGCCGGTGAGGTTTCCAGTCTGATGACCTTACCGGTAGTGCTGTAACGCTTTTCCAGAAACGCATTACCGAACACCAGAAAATCCAGCACAAAGCGGCTGAAATCCTGCTGGGAAAGCCACGGGTGCGGGATAAACGTTGAGGCCAGAATATTACGTTTGACGTAAATCGGTGAGCTGTGATGCACGGCAGCACGCAGGCTTTTTGCCAGACCGGTAAAGCTGACCGGTGGCTCATACCATCTGCCGTTACTGATGCACTCGACGTAATCCAGAATATCACGGCGGTCGAGTACCGGCACCGGCTCACCAAAGGTGAATGCCGCCATTTTCGGGGCGCTGGCGGTCATTTTTTTTGCCGCAGGTTGCGGTGTTTTCCCTTTTTTCTTGCTCATCAGTAAAACTCCAGAATGGTGGATGTCAGCGGGGTGCTGATACCGGCGGTGAGTGGCTCATTTAACAGGGCGTGCATGGTCGCCCAGGCGAGGTCGGCGTGGCTGGCTTCCTCGCTGCGGCTGGCTTCATAGGTGGCACTGCGTCCGCTGCTGGTCATGGTCTTGCGGATAGCCATAAACGAGCTGGTGATGTCGGTGGCGCTGACGTCGTATTCCAGACAGCCACGGCGGATGACGTCTTTTGCCTTGAGCACCATTGCGGTTTTCATTTCCGGCGTGTAGCGGATGTCGCGCGCGGCGGGATAGAACGAGCGCACGAGCTGGAACACGCCGACACCGAGGCCGGTGGCATCAATACCGATGTATTCGACGTTGTATTTTTCGGTGAGTTTGCGGATGGATTCAGCCTGGGTGGCAAAGTCCATGCCTTTCCACTGGTGACGCTCAAGTATTCTGAATTTGCCACCGGCCACCACCGGCGGTGCCAGCACCACGCATCCGGCACTGTCGCCACGGTGTGACGGGTCGTAACCAATCCAGACCGGGCGGGAGCCGAACGGATTCGCGGCAAACGGCGCATAGTCTTCCCATTCTTCCAGCGTGTCGACCATGCAGCGTTGCAGCTCCTCGAACGGGAATACCGACGCCTTGTCGTCAACAAATTCACACATGAACAGGTTTTTAAAATCGTCGGCGCTGTTTTCGCGTTTAAGCTGCTCAATGTCGAACAGCGTGCAGCCACCTTTCAGGGCGTCCTCAATGGTGACAATCTGCCGCCACTGGCCGTCCGCACAGAGAAGCCCACCGGCAAGGGCGTTATGACTGACGTCGATTTCCACGCGTTCGGCGGCGCTGGCGCGTCCCCGGTTGAACAGTTCACCCGACCAGAACGGATAGGCGTCGTGCGCCAGCGTGGACGGGGTGGAGAAATAGGTCGAGCGCAGGTGACTCTGTGAGGCCATACCTGATGCCACCTTACGCAGTACCTGAAAATTCGGGATCCAGAAAATCTCATCGACGTACAGGTCGCCGTTATGGCTCTGCGCGGTGTTGGAGTTGGTGCCGAGAAAAATCAGTTTTGCGCCGTTATTGCCCAGGACAATCGGGTCACCGGTCAGGTCAACGTCAACCAGCCGGGCAAAGGCGATGATGTATTCGCGGAACACATACGCCTGCGTTTTACTGGCCGACAGAAAAATCTGGTTATGACCGGTTTTCAGGGCGCGCAGCAGCGCCTCGCGGGAAAAATAAAACGTCGCGCCAATCTGGCGGGATTTCAGGATATCGCGGATGCGGTGCTCAAGCCCGGCGCGATACCAGTGCAACTGATAGTCGAAAGACTGCTCAAAGAAAATCTGCTCCAGCTTTTCGATGGCCTCGTCACTGAAAAAATTCTTTTTCGGTTTGCGACGCCCGCCTTTGTTGCGGTTAGCGACGTTCGGATTAAGGTCTGCCTCGTTGCCGGTCTGACTGTAGCGGTTGACCCGCGCCAGCCGTTCAATCTGGCGTCCCAGCAGGTCAATTTCCTTGAAGTCACCGCCGGTTTTCTGCGGTTTGATGATGAGCTGGGTCAGCCGCGCTTCCAGACTCATTTCGACACGGCTGATGGGGGCAACGCTGTCCCAGCCGTCGCGCTGTTTCCAGCTCTGCACCGTCGGGCGTTTCATCTGCAACATGGCGGCAATCTGCGGCACGGAAAACCCCTGCCAGTACAGCAGCGCCGCCTGACGACGCGGGTCGTGTAAAAGAGTGGTGTCTGTGGTGATGGTCATGAATACCTCGCCGTGATGAATACACGGCAAGGCTACTGAGTCGCGCCCCGCGATTCGCTAAGGTGCTGTTGTGTCAGTGATAAGCCATCCGGGACTGATGGCGGAGGATGCGCATCGTCGGGAAACTGATGCCGACATGTGACTCCTCTAATCACTATTCAGGACTCCTGACAATGGCAAAAAAAGTCTCAAAATTCTTTCGTATCGGCGTTGAGGGTGACACCTGTGACGGGCGTGTCATCAGTGCGCAGGATATTCAGGAAATGGCCGAAACCTTTGACCCGCGAGTCTATGGTTGCCGCATTAACCTGGAACATCTGCGCGGCGTCCTGCCTGACGGTATTTTTAAGCGTTATGGCGATGTGGTCGAACTGAAGGCCGAAAAGATTGACGATGATTCGGCGCTGAAAGGCAAATGGGCGCTGTTTGCGAAAATCACCCCGACCGATGACCTTATCGCGATGAACAAGGCCGCGCAGAAGGTCTATACCTCAATGGAAATTCAGCCGAACTTTGCCAATACAGGCAAATGTTATCTGGTGGGTCTGGCCGTCACCGATGACCCGGCAAGCCTCGGCACGGAATACCTGGAATTCTGCCGCACGGCAAAACACAACCCCCTGAACCGCTTCAAATTAAGCCCTGAAAACCTGATTTCAGTGGCAACGCCCGTTGAGCTGGAATTTGAAGACCTGCCTGAAACCGTGTTCACCGCCCTGACCGAAAAGGTGAAGTCCATTTTTGGCCGCAAACAGGCCAGCGATGACGCCCGTCTGAATGACGTGCATGAAGCGGTGACCGCTGTTGCTGAACATGTGCAGGAAAAACTGAGCGCCACTGAGCAGCGCCTCGCTGAGATGGAAACCGCTTTTTCCGCACTTAAGCAGGATGTGACTGACAGGGCGGATGAAACCAGCCAGGCATTCACCCGCCTGAAAAACAGTCTCGACCACACCGAAAGTCTGACCCAGCAGCGCCGCAGCAAGGCCACCGGTGGTGGCGGTGACGCCCTGATGACGAACTGCTGACCGGCGTCAGTCAGTCCGGGAAAACCTTCACGATTAACCCTTAATTTCAGGAAAAACTATGCGCCAGGAAACCCGCTTTAAATTTAATGCCTACCTGTCCCGTGTTGCCGAACTGAACGGCATCGACGCCGGTGATGTGTCGAAAAAATTCACCGTTGAACCGTCGGTCACCCAGACCCTGATGAACACCATGCAGGAGTCCTCTGACTTTCTGACCCGCATCAACATTGTGCCGGTCAGCGAAATGAAAGGGGAAAAAATTGGCATCGGTGTCACCGGCTCCATCGCCAGCACCACCGACACCGCCGGTGGCACCGAGCGTCAGCCGAAGGACTTCTCGAAGCTGGCGTCAAACAAGTACGAATGCGACCAGATTAACTTCGATTTTTATATCCGCTACAAAACGCTGGACCTGTGGGCGCGTTATCAGGATTTCCAGCTCCGTGTCCGTAACGCCATTATCAAACGCCAGTCCCTTGATTTAATCATGGCCGGTTTTAACGGCGTGAAGCGTGCCGAAACCTCTGACCGCAGCAGCAATCCGATGCTGCAGGATGTGGCGGTCGGCTGGCTGCAGAAATACCGCAATGAAGCCCCGGCGCGCGTGATGAGCAAGGTCACTGACGAGGAAGGGCACACCACCTCTGAGGTTATCCGCGTGGGTAAGGGCGGTGATTATGTAAGCCTCGACGCACTGGTGATGGATGCGACCAACAACCTGATTGAACCGTGGTATCAGGAAGACCCTGACCTTGTGGTGATTGTGGGGCGTCAGCTACTGGCGGACAAGTATTTCCCCATCGTTAACAAGGAGCAGGACAACAGCGAAATGCTGGCCGCTGACGTCATCATCAGCCAGAAACGCATCGGTAACCTGCCGGCGGTACGCGTCCCGTACTTCCCGGCGGATGCGATGCTCATCACGAAGCTGGAAAACCTGTCCATCTACTACATGGATGACAGCCATCGCCGCGTGATTGTGGAAAACCCGAAACTCGACCGCGTGGAGAACTACGAGTCAATGAACATTGATTACGTGGTGGAAGACTACGCCGCCGGTTGTCTGGTGGAAAAAATCAAGGTCGGTGATTTCTCCACACCGGCTAAGGCGACCGCAGAGCCGGGAGCGTAACCGATGACGAGTCCCGCACAGCGCCACATGATGCGGGTCTCGGCAGCGATGACCGCGCAGCGGGAAGCCGCCCCGCTGCGACATGCAACTGTCTATGAGCAGATGCTGGTCAAGCTGGCCGCAGACCAGCGCACACTGAAAGCGATTTATTCAAAAGAGCTTAAGGCCGCGAAAAAACGCGAACTGCTGCCGTTCTGGTTGCCGTGGGTGAACGGCGTGCTGGAGCAGGGCAAAGGTGCACAGGATGACATTCTGATGACGGTCATGCTGTGGCGTCTGGATACCGGCGATATTGCCGGTGCGCTGGAGATTGCCCGTTATGCCCTGAAGTACGGTCTGACCATGCCGGGTAAACACCGCCGCACCCCGCCGTACATGTTCACCGAGGAGGTCGCGCTCGCGGCCATGCGCGCTCACGCTGCCGGTGAGTCTGTGGATACCCGCCTGCTGACGGACACCCTTGAACTGACCGCCACGGCTGACATGCCTGATGAAGTGCGCGCAAAGCTGCACAAAATCACCGGTCTGTTTCTGCGTGACGGAGGTGATGCCGCCGGTGCGCTGGCGCACCTGCAACGTGCGACACAGCTCGACTGTCAGGCAGGCGTCAAAAAAGAGATTGAACGACTGGAGCGGGAGCTGAAACCGAAGCCGGAGCCAAAAGCGGCCACCCGCGCCCCGCGTAAGACCCGGAGCGTGACACCGGCAAAACGTGGACGCCCGAAAAAGAAAGCCAGTTAACAACCGAATGCGCCCCGCGCCAGGGCGGCACGCCGGTCAGTGAGGGTGAATCACCTGACACTGCACCGGCGTCCACCGCCCGACTTTTCAGAGGTAGTCATGATGACGCTGATTATTCCGCGAAAGGAGGCTCCCGTGTCCGGTGAGGGTACGGTGGTCATCCCGCAACCGGCAGGCGACGAGCCGGTGATTAAAAACACGTTCTTTTTTCCCGATATCGACCCGAAGCGCGTCCGGGAACGTATGCGCCTTGAGCAGACCGTCGCCCCCGCCCGTCTGCGTGAGGCCATCAAGTCAGGCATGGCGGAGACGAATGCGGAGCTGTACGAGTACCGCGAACAGAAAATTGCCGCCGGTTTTACGCGTCTGGCGGACGTTCCGGCGGACGACATCGACGGTGAAAGCATCAAAGTTTTTTACTACGAGCGCGCCGTGTGTGCGATGGCGACCGCGTCGCTTTATGAGCGTTATCGCGGCGTGGATGCCAGTGCGAAAGGCGACAAGAAGGCCGACAGCATTGACAGCACCATTGATGAACTGTGGCGGGATATGCGCTGGGCGGTGGCGCGTATCCAGGACAAGCCGCGCTGCATTGTGAGTCAAATCTGATGAAGACCTTTGCGCTACAGGGCGACACGCTCGACGCCATTTGTGTCCGGTATTACGGGCGCACTGAGGGCGTGGTCGAGACCGTGCTCGCCGCAAATCCGGGACTGGCTGAACTGGGCGCGGTGCTGCCACACGGCACCGCCGTCGAACTGCCCGACGTTCAGACCGCGCCCGTGGCTGAAACTGTCAATCTGTGGGAGTAACGCATGACAGCAGAAGAAAAAAGCGTCCTGTCGCTTTTCATGATTGGGGTGCTGATTGTTGTCGGCAAGGTGCTTGCCGGTGGTGAACCCATCACCCCGCGTCTGTTTATCGGGCGCATGTTGCTCGGTGGTTTTGTCTCGATGGTTGCCGGTGTTGTTCTGGTGCAGTTTCCTGACCTGTCACTGCCTGCGGTGTGCGGCATCGGCTCCATGCTGGGTATCGCCGGTTATCAGGTGATTGAGATTGCCATTCAGCGCCGCTTTAAGGGCAGGGGGAAACCGTAATGCCGGTAATTAACACGCATCAGAATATCGCCGCCTTTCTCGACATGCTGGCCGTGTCCGAAGGGACGGCGAATCATCCGCTGACGAAAAACCGGGGCTATGACGTGATAGTCACCGGACTGGACGGAAAGCCGGAAATTTTCACCGACTACAGTGACCACCCGTTCGCGCATGGCCGACCGGCGAAGGTGTTTAACCGTCGCGGTGAAAAATCCACGGCCTCCGGTCGCTATCAGCAGCTTTACCTGTTCTGGCCGCACTACCGCAAACAGCTTGCCCTGCCGGATTTCAGTCCGTTGTCACAGGACAGGCTCGCCATTCAGTTGATCCGCGAACGCGGTGCACTGGATGACATCCGGGCGGGACGCATTGAGCGCGCCATTTCACGCTGTCGCAATATCTGGGCGTCCCTGCCGGGTGCCGGTTACGGTCAGCGTGAGCATTCACTGGAAAAACTGGTCACCGTCTGGCGTACCGCTGGCGGCGTACCGGCTTAAACGGAGTAAACACCATGAAGAAATTATCCCTTTCACAGATGCTGAACGTGTCGCTGGCGCTGATGCTGGCACTGTCCCTGATTTACCCGCAGAGCGTGGCCGTCAGTTTTGTCGCCACCTGGGCGATTCTGGCGACGGTTATCTGTGTGGTTGCCGGTGGTGTCGGTGTGTATGCCACGGAGTATGTACTGGAACGCTACGGACGGGAGCTGCCGCCGGAATCGCTGGCCGTGAAGATTGTCACGTCGCTGTTTTTGCAGCCGGTGCCGTGGCGCAGACGGGCAGTAGCTCTGGTGGTGATGGTGGCGACATTTATCTCGCTGGTCGCTGCCGGGTGGATTTTTACCGCGCTGATTTATCTCGTGGCATCGGTGTTCTTCCGGCTGATACGTACGGCCTGCCGTCAGCGTTTTGAGGGGCGGGAACCATGTCAAGGCTGATGATTGTGCTGGTCGTGTTGTTATCGCTGGCGGTGGCGGGTCTGTTTCTGGCGAAGCATAAAAACGCCAGCCTGCGCACCTCACTGGACAGGGCAAACAACGTAGCCAGCGGGCAACAGGCGACCATCACCATGCTGAAAAATCAGCTTCATGTTGCGCTCACCAGGGCAGACAAAAACGAGCTGGCGCAGGTGGCACTGCGTCAGGAACTGGAAAACGCCGCGAAGCGTGAAGCTCAGCGCGAGAAAACCATCACGAGATTACTCAATGAAAACGAAGATTTCCGCCGCTGGTATGGCGCTGACCTGCCTGATGCTGTGCGCCGGTTGCACCAGCGCCCCGCCTGCACCGACGCCAGTGATTGTCCACAACGCCTGCCCGAAAGTGAGTCTTTGCCCGATGCCGGGCAGTGACCCGCAGACGAACGGCGATTTAAGTGCCGATATCCGGCAGCTTGAGAACGCGCTGGCACGCTGTGCCAGCCAGGTAAAAATGATTAAACACTGTCAGGACGAAAACGATGCTCAAACCCGACAGCCTGCGCAGGGCGCTGACTGATGCCGTCACGGTGCTGAAAACTAACCCCGATATGCTTCGGATATTCGTGGATAACGGGAGTATTGCCTCCACACTGGCGACGTCGCTGTCATTCGAAAAGCGTTACACGCTCAATGTCATTGTGACCGACTTTACCGGTGATTTTGACCTGCTCATTGTGCCGGTGCTGGCGTGGCTGCGGGAAAATCAGCCCGACATCATGACCACCGACGAAGGCCAGAAAAAGGGCTTCACGTTTTATGCGGACATCAACAATGACAGCAGCTTTGATATCAGTATCAGCCTGATGCTGACCGAGCGCACGCTGGTCAGTGAGGTTGACGGTGCACTGCATGTGAAGAATATCCCGGAACCTCCGCCGCCGGAGCCGGTCACCCGCCCGGTGGAGCTTTATATCAATGGCGAACTGGTGAGCAAGTGGGATGAATGAGTTTAAGCGTTTTGAAGACCGGCTGACCGGACTGATTGAATCGCTGTCACCGTCAGGGCGTCGGCGGCTGAGTGCAGAGCTGGCGAAGCGTCTGCGGCAGAGTCAGCAGCGCCGGGTGATGGCACAGAAAGCCCCGGACGGCACACCCTACGCGCCACGCCAGCAGCAGAGCGCCAGAAAAAAGACCGGTCGTGTTAAGCGAAAAATGTTTGCGAAACTTATCACCAGTCGTTTTTTGCATATCCGCGCCAGCCCGGAACAGGCATCAATGGAGTTTTACGGCGGGAAGTCACCGAAAATTGCCAGCGTGCATCAGTTCGGTCTGTCGGAAGAAAACCGGAAAGACGGTAAGAAAATTGATTATCCGGCGCGTCCTCTGCTCGGCTTTACCGGTGAGGATGTGCAGATGATTGAAGAGATTATTCTGGCTCACCTCGACCGTTAGTTGTGCCATTCCCGACACCTCATCGTCACATTGCCGCCGGTATGACCCGGCGGCATCCTTCCCGTTATGAACACTCTCGCAAATATTCAGGAACTCGCGCGCGCACTGCGCAACATGATTCGTACTGGCCTTGTCGTCGAAACCGACCTTAAAGCCGGTCGCTGCCGTGTGCAGACCGGTGGCATGTGCACCGACTGGCTTCAGTGGCTGACCCATCGTGCCGGACGTTCGCGCACATGGTGGGCACCTTCCGTGGGGGAACAGGTGCTGATTCTGGCCGTGGGCGGTGAACTCGACACGGCGTTCGTTCTGCCGGGGATTTATTCCGGCGATAACCCCGCGCCGTCTGCGTCGGCGGATGCCCTGCATATCCGTTTCCCTGACGGGGCGGTGATTGAATATGAACCTGAAACCAGTGCACTCACGGTAAGCGGAATTAAAACGGCCAGCGTGACGGCTTCTGATTCTGTTACTGCCACGGTGCCGGTGGTTATGGTGAAAGCATCAACCCGCGTCACCCTGGACACACCGGAGGTGGTCTGCACCAACAGGCTGATTACCGGCACGCTGGAAGTGCAGAAGGGCGGGACGATGCGCGGCAACATTGAACACACCGGCGGTGAACTCTCATCAAACGGTAAGGTACTGCATACCCATAAACACCCCGGCGACAGCGGCGGCACAACCGGGAGCCCTCTATGACAGCGCGTTATCTCGGAATGAATCGCAGTGATGGCCTGACTGTCACTGACCTTGAGCATATCAGCCAGAGTATCGGCGATATCCTGCGCACACCGGTCGGCTCACGGGTGATGCGTCGTGATTACGGCTCGTTGCTGGCGTCAATGATTGACCAGCCGCAGACCCCGGCGCTTGAGTTGCAGATTAAGGTCGCCTGTTACATGGCGGTGCTGAAATGGGAACCCCGCGTCACCCTGTCATCCGTCACCACTGAGCGCAGTTTTGACGGGCGAATGACAGTTACGTTAACCGGCCAGCACAACGACAGCGGCCAGCCACTTTCGTTAACCATCCCTGTGAGTTGAAACCATGCCGATTATCGACCTGAACCAGCTACCCGCACCGGATGTGGTCGAGGAGCTGGACTTTGAAACCATTCTTGCTGAACGCAAGGCGACACTGATTTCCCTTTACCCGGAAGACCAGCAGGAGGCGGTCGCCCGTACCCTGACGCTGGAATCCGAACCTCTCGTCAAACTGCTGGAGGAAAATGCTTATCGTGAGCTTATCTGGCGTCAGCGTGTGAATGAGGCCGCACGGGCGGTGATGCTGGCCTGTGCAGCCGGTAATGACCTTGATGTGATTGGTGCCAATTACAACACCACGCGCCTGACTATCACCCCGGCAGATGATTCGACCATTCCGCCGACACCGGCAGTAATGGAATCTGACACTGATTATCGTCTGCGTATTCAGCAGGCGTTTGAAGGTTTAAGCGTCGCCGGGTCGGTGGGTGCCTATCAGTATCATGGCCGCAGTGCCGACGGGCGTGTCGCGGATATCTCTGTCACCAGTCCGTCTCCGGCCTGTGTCACCATCTCTGTGCTGTCACGTGAAAATAACGGTGTCGCTTCCGAAGACCTGCTGGCGGTGGTGCGTAACGCCCTTAATGGCGAGGACGTCAGACCGGTGGCCGACCGCGTGACCGTGCAGTCTGCCGCCATCGTTGAATACCAGATAAACGCCACGCTTTACCTTTACCCTGGTCCCGAAAGCGAACCAATTCGCGCTGCTGCAGTGAAAAAACTGGAAGCGTACATCACGGCACAGCACCGGCTGGGGCGCGACATCCGTCTGTCTGCCATTTATGCCGCTTTGCATGTGGAAGGCGTGCAGCGTGTCGAACTGGCTGCACCGCTGGCCGATATCGTGCTTAACAGCACGCAGGCGTCTTTCTGTACCGAATACCGCGTCGTGACCGGAGGCTCGGATGAGTGATTCGCGACTGCTGCCGACCGGCTCATCACCGCTTGAAGTTGCCGCCGCAAAAGCCTGTGCGGAAATTGAAAAAACGCCGGTCAGTATTCGTGAGCTGTGGAACCCGGATACCTGTCCGGCAAATCTGCTGCCGTGGCTGGCGTGGTCATTTTCGGTTGACCGCTGGGATGATAAGTGGCCGGAAGCGACAAAACGCGCTGTTATCCGCGATGCGTATTTCATTCACTGCCATAAGGGCACTATTGGTGCTATTCGCCGTGTGGTGGAGCCGCTCGGCTATCTGATTGAGGTGAGGGAGTGGTGGCAGCTCAACGAGGAGCCGGGGACGTTCCGCATCGTTGTTGGCGTGCTTGAGCAGGGTATTACCGAGGAAATGTATCAGGAGCTGGAGCGCCTCGTTGCTGATGCAAAACCGGCGAGCCGCCATCTGACGGGACTGGCTATCAGTTTAAGTACAACCGGCAACATTTTTGCCGGTGCGGGATGCTATCACGGTGACGCCCTGACGGTTTATCCCTACACCCCGGAGGCCATTATTGTCGGAGGGGATTATTTCCCGGCCTCGGCCATTCATTTAATTGATAACCTGAGAGTAAACGCATGACAGTGAAATACTACGCCATTCTGACTAATCAGGGCGCAGCACGGCTGGCTAACGCGACGATGCTCGGCAGTAAGCTGAATCTGACGCAAATGGCCGTTGGTGATGCGAATGGTGTCTTGCCGACCCCAGACCCGGCACAGACAAAACTGATTAACCAGAAACGCATCGCGCCGCTGAATCTTCTGAGTGTTGACCCGAACAACCAGAGCCAGATTATTGCGGAGCAAATCATCCCTGAGAACGAGGGCGGATTCTGGATCCGTGAGATTGGGCTTTATGATGATGAAGGCGTACTCATTGCGGTGGCGAACTGCCCGGAAACGTACAAACCGCAGTTGCAGGAAGGCAGTGGTCGTACCCAGACTATCCGCATGATTCTGGTTGTCACGAATACCGAAGCCATCACGCTGAAAATCGACCCGTCGGTGGTACTGGCGACCCGTAAATACGTGGATGATGAAGTCCTGGAATTAAAGCTGTATGTGGATGACCAGATGAGAAACCACATTGCCGCACAGGATCCTCATACCCAGTATGCGCAGAAACATAATCCGACATTTACCGGAGAACCAAAAGCGCCGACGCCTGCCGCAGGAAATAACACCACGCGGATTGCGACCACTGCGTTTGTTCAGGCCGCTATTACCGCTCTGATTAACGGTGCGCCAGCCACACTGGACACACTGAAAGAAATTGCCGCGGCCATTAACAATGACCCGAAATTCAGCACCACCATTAACAATGCGCTGTCAGGTAAGCAGCCACTGGATGAGACGCTGACTCATTTGAGTGGAAAGGATGTTGCCGGTCTTCTCGCATACCTTGGTTTGGGAGAAGGTTCAGCATTACCTGTTGGTGCACCTGTTCCGTGGCCTTCAGAGACACCTCCAACAGGCTGGCTGAAATGCAACGGAGCAGCTTTTTCTGCTGAAGAATACCCGGAACTGGCAAAGGCTTACCCGACAAATAAATTGCCTGATTTACGTGGTGAGTTTATTCGTGGCTGGGATGAT